CATATATCATCAATCTTATCAATAAATGCTGCCTCATCAAGTATTAATAATGATAGAGCTTCTGAACGAGCAGCTTCAGGTCCTGATGATACTGCCTTAACTTGTGAACCATTGACATATCGTAATGATAATTTGTTATCCTCAACACATCTTTGTTTTAACCAACTTGGTAAGTTTGCATGCATCACACGAACCTTAGTAACTAAATTCTTTGCAACATCTTGTTTAGTTGCAATTACCAATATATTTTTATCTTGATGAAATGTCATCATCCACAATGCATAACCTGCAGTTAATGTGGATATACCCAACTGACGAGCCTTTAAAATAACATTCATACGATTATTCTCAAACTCTTCTATTGTCTTTTCTTGAAAATCATACAAATCAAAAGGTACTTTACCTTTGATTGGATGTTGTATCACACAATACTTTCTCAAAAAATACGCTGGGTCTTTTGCAGACTTAATATATTCTTGTTTAATTACTTGTTTAAGTTGTTCTGCCATTAGTTTAGTTCGCCTGCAAGTTTAACAGAAACCGAAGTCGCAGCAACACCATAAACAAACCATAACCATTTGTTTTCGTGCCACTTAGGTTTCACTACCTTAACCTTCTCTTTATACAAATTAATAGTTTCTTTTTGTAATTGAAGTTGTTGTGTTCTGAAATCAATAATCAGAGAATCAGATTTTGAATTGTCTTCTAATAATTGGATTTGTTTTTCTAAGTCCAATACTAAAGATACATTCAAACTATCTTTTAACTCTAATTCTTTGATTTTATTAGTGAACCCAAGAACTTCCTCTTCTGAAAAGGTGTAAGTTTTTGAATCTTGCCCAAACAATAAACCAAAAAATAGTATGTAAATAAAATATTTCATGTATATATAAATATATATTACTTACTAAATTTCTTCAAAAATTTTACTGCTTCATCAACATCGTCTGTTTTGACTGCTTCTTCTGCCTTTAAAATTTGTTTTTTAGTATTAGTTACTTTTCTTTTAAGAGTAGCTACTTCTTTTTTGTTTACTCTTTTTTTAGATTCAAGTACTTCTACTTTTTTCTCAAGGTCTTTGACCTCTTCGTTTTTAACTTTAATTGCCTTATCTAATTTTTTGACTTCTTCTTTTTTCTTTCCACCAAAAAATAGATTTGTTATGAATCCGATTATTTTACCAATCATTATTTGTCTCCTTGTATTTGTTTTTCAAATTGTTCTACTTTATCTTTTGCATCTTGTATAAATTTTCTGGCTTCAGTTATTTGGTTTTCAAATTCCTTTTCACCCATTTCCCACTTTTCAGCCTCTAATTCTGGTGTATTTACACCAACATTATTTAACCATTCCTTCTTACCACCTGTAGTCTCAAATTCATCAATACTTTGTTCCAAATCTTTTAAATATGCTTTCTGATTATTCAACATTTTTAATTGTGCCCAATTATCAAATTCACCTTTGATTCTTAGTTTGTTTTCTATATCTACTTGACAATCAAAACAATGTCCTTGTGTTCTCCAAAACTTATCATCAAGTTTTTTCTTCATTGCCTTATCACACTTAGGACAAAACAAAGGCATTCTTACTGACTGCATTACCTCACTTAGTTCTGACTCTCTTGTTTTACCACCAAGGTTTTCTTGTTTTCCTTCGTATCCTACTTGAACATATTCCTTTTCATGTTCTCTTCCTGCCATTAAATCGGCCAAGGCCTTATTTTGTCTTTCTGCTTCTTTACTATATCCTGCCATTATAACTCCCTATCCAAATTTTATACTACCGAGTATTTGGTTGATTGGTGCGAATGCTCCTGTAAATTTATATACTTTACCTTTGTATTTAAATACTATACCTTCACTTGGTACTATTGCATCTAAACCACCAATCTTCTGTAGTTTTTCAATTTGTAGTTTTAGTTTTTTTAATTTTTCTATTTTATCTGGTTTTTGTAAATCTTTCATTGCACTGATAATTTCTTTTCTCATTTTTTGAATAGTCTTATCAGGATTAACTGCCATATATCCACTTATATTTTTAAGTATTTCTGCACCTACTTGGAAGAACAATACCTCAAATGGTTTTATATTTTGTTTAAATATTTTATTATGGTCAAACTTATCTGTTTTTAATATCCAATCTAAAAACTTTTGATTTTTACCAAAGTCTTTTTTAATTTGTGGTATCTTGTATGACTTATCAAAGTATGCCCATCTCTTAACCAACTTGGCAAATTGTACAGGTTTTAATTTTACTTTAAATTGTTTTGATGCATTATAAACATATTCTCTCCAATACGATTCATGATACATACCTAAACTATCTTTATCACTTAATGCATATTGTGATTGTAGTTTTTTTAATTTTCCTAAATACATATTTTTCTTCTTACCAAAATTTTGTACCTTTGGTACGGTCAAGAAGTTTGGTTTACCAATCTTAAACATCTTTTGTATATGATTGTTTGTTTGTTTAATCATACCTGCCAACATACGAGCAGAATCCTTTGGTTGTCCTATTGGTCTACCACTTTCATCATACTCTAATGTACCATGAAATACTATTTCTGCCACATCATAATCTACTACATTTGCTGTTGCTGGATACATAACCTCTAAATTCATCCATCTCTTTCCATTACCAAATATCTTCTCTTGTTGTTTATCTGATAATGAACCTATTGATTTTTCTAAATCTTTCATTGCACCTACAAAAGCCTTTTCTATATTTCCTCTACCACTAAACATAGATTTTATTCCACTTGTTGTTGGTGATGTTTTACCAAAATTCTTTAGGTGTCCTTTGTTACGAGCTGCTCTTAACTTACCATCAATCCAACTCACCATTAGATTTTGTCCATCAAGTTTCTCAGTAACACCATCTTCTCTATCTAACTTTCCACCTAATCCATTAATAACTATCATCTTCAAATCTGAAAATGTCAAATTATTATCATCAAATGGATGTGACATATGTCCATATGCTCCACCCTCAATTAACAAGTCTACATCTTCTAAAAATCCCTCTTGAATATCTTCAATTGCATCACCCATAGTTTCATCACCTGGTGCTAAGTCAAGTTCAACTGCTCTTTGTGTATTTTGGTCTTGTGTTTGAACACCTGGTAATGCAGGAGCTTCAACAGGAACACCTGTAACATCTCTTTCATTGTCTGTCAATCCAAACCACTTTACGACTTCAAAGTCAAGTCCACTAACTACCTTTTCTAACCATTTCTTATATGCCTTAACTGGGTCTTCACTTGGGAATCTTTCACCATATGGCCCTGCACCTCTTCTACCATATGCAACCGTAGGAACTTTATCCATTCTTGTGGTGAAATCTAATCCTGGGTCATTTGCATTTTTACCCAATATATAATTAACTAACTCCCAACCAATACCTTCATCTGAACTTTTGTACATTGACTCTATCCATTCTTTAGAATGTTTTTTGTAGTCACTAAATCCATCATAAAATGTAGGTGGGCCGTCATCAATAGGAAATAAATTTGTATTAGAACCCTCTTTTAATAATTCTGATAAATCATTTTGTATTAGAAAACTATCAAACATCTCAAATAATTTCTTAAACTTATTAGTCATCATATTGTAAACACCTTTATCATAATATCCAAAGGCTTGTTTAAATAATTTAGGTCTTTCTTCTTTCTTTACTTTTGGACTACCTAATAGATTTCTCATTACGGTTCCACTTACCTCTTGTCCACCCACTTTGATAGATTGGTGTGGTGCAGTAAGTATGTATCCATGTTGTTCATAACCCTCTAAATTCTTTTTGTTCTTTTTAAAATCTTGATAATAAGTTTTACCACCACTTTTCTTTTTACCACCAACTAATCTTCCTGCATCTTTTGCACCAAAGATATAAACTACTGCAGTTGTTTCTGGGTCAAACTTTTTCAAAGCGTTGTTTGCAACATATGGTGTTTTTTCTTTTACAATTTTATTTTTTGGAACACCCATTTTTGTCATGTGACGAACTTTTTCTGAATAGTTCATTGGGTGTCTTGGTGGTTTTTTGATATCAGATGTTGTTATATAAACATCATCTACTTGTGACTTTAACCATTTATAAGTTTTAAAGTGATGAGGCCCAAATGGTTGGAATCTTCCACCATAAATACCAATCACTTTTTTAATTTTTTTATCTTGTTCATTCACTTTTTTATATCCACTACCATAAGGAACTGAAGTGTTACCTCTTTTTTTCATTTTCTTAACCATCTTACGACTTGGTGAAGGAATCACTCCTGCGGGTGCACCGAACTCTTCCTTTATATCTTTAACACCTGTTAATGTATATCCCAATACTTCTGCATTTTCTGTTCTTTCTTTTTCAAATTTTTTCTTTTCCTCTTTAGATAAAAGTTCTGAACTTCCAAACCCTTCATTAATAATACCACCTCGTTGTTGATACCATTTTCTAAATTGTGCTGGTGTTCCTATGGTAACCTTACCCTTTGCGATTTTTTTTACTTCATCTACTATACTACTATATTGACCCACTCTTTTTAATAAAAATACATCTTGAATATGAATTTGATTCACAACTATTTCATTCCATCCGTGTTCTGATGGTTTATCTTTTTGACTTAATATGTGTCGTTTGATTTGTGGTTGGTATTTTCTCAATATTTTATAACACATATCAATATATTTCTTAATCCATTTTCTTTTCAATGGGCCCATGATTTTTTTCAATGCTTCTTCTTTTTCTCTCCAACTACCTTTATAATCATCACCGTAATAATCAACTTCTTTTTCCCATTTCTCTTCTGCTTTTCTTTCTATTTTTCTCCAAGTGTCTCTATCTATTTTATTCTTTTCAATACCAGCCTTTACCTCTTTGTATATTTTACTACCTGCAACTTTACCTGCTAATCGGTGTGGTGGAACCCATCTACGACCTGTTTTGTCTGGTGTGGATTGTAAATCTCTTGTGCTTGCAACTAATAAAGTTCCCTCTAATTGATAAATAACACCACCTTTACTTTGTATCCCTTGTCCTTTTGCAAGTCTTTCACCTTTGTCAACTGCGGAGAATGTAGATAACGAACTTTTCTTACCAATGATTCTTCCAACTTGTTTTATGTCACTCCTCAGT